TATGTGCCGCATATCCCTATGCCAAACTGGAATAAAGCCGTCGAAGACGACATTTGCAGACAGCTTGGTCTGCAAAACGGCAATGACTATACAGAGGTGCGACTACTGCGTGACAAGAACGGCAGAAGGTTGATAGATAAGAACGGCAAGGTGCTGTACTCAAAATACTTTTACTTCAAGGTCAGCTCCGTGCCAAAAGACGTGACCATGCGGCAAATGCTGTCTTATCTGGCTTCTGCGCAAGGGCAGTTTGGATATGTTGACAGGTACGGAAAGTACGTCCGCAAATGGTACGGTTCGAGCGTGAAAACATTGGATAACAACACGATAGATATGCCTACGCTGTCAGAAAGACAGAACGTGATAGTCGGCATAATCTGCAAGGTCAGTGAAGATGTAACGCTGTCACTTGGTGTGACAGATACAACGCAAGGTCGAGTCTTGGAGTTTGAAAATCCATACATGACAGAGTCTTTGCTACAATCTCTGTGGCGCAGGATAGGTGGATTTTCGTGGTACACTACCGAATTGTACCACAGACTTGGTGACCCACGTTTCGACATAGGTGACGTGGTGACATACACCAACGGCGTAGACAGCTATGACATACCGATAACGAATTTAGGATTTACCTTTGACGGCGGACTGAGTGCTGATATTTCGGCAGTGGGTCTGAGTGTTGAAGAACAGCTTTAAAAAAAGGGGGCGAGATAATGGCTGATGAAAATGTGACATTGACACAAGATATCACCGAAAACGATTATCCGATGCAACACGCAGGCGAGGAAATCGATGAGATACTGAGCCGAGCCGGCAAGATACACTATGGCACTGTGGAACACAAGATGACGGGAGCAAATGCGCTAATGCGGATACCGCTTGGGCTGAATTTTGTGCCTAAGCAGGTTATAGCAACACTACGGCAGACAGACGCACCAACACCATACAAGACGTTCTGCACCCACGTTAGTGGTTCGGGAAAGTCGTACTATCTGAATGTCTGCATGGGAGCAAATAATGGGTCAACAGTGGAAAACGTGCCAACAGGAACATACTATGTTGACTACATTGCAATAGAGTAAAGAGGGGTGATTAAATGACGATAACGCTAAACACAGATTATGAAGTAACGCTGAACACCGCCCTACTGGGCTATGTTGGTGAAACGAATGCACGTTCGGTGACGTTCGATGGTCTGACAGTAGACGGCGCAGACCGCTATGTGCTGACGATAGATTACGGTGACGGCACTGTCTACGAGGTCGATATCACAGGTGGACAGTGGACGCCAACAGCAGATATACTGCGGTCTGCGCAGACAGTCAGCTGCCAGATAGCAGCTAAAAAACTGTCAGGGCAGGAATATATCCTAGTGAAAAAATCACGAATTTTTCGCCTGAGAATAGGTGCGGCTATCGATGATACAGCTATCCCGTCACCTGACGTGTCTATGGACGCACTGGACCGCATAGACGCTATAGGCAGGCAGGCACACGCAGATATGCAGACAGCTGTCACCGCTGCAGAAACAGCGACAACAGCGGCTGAAAGCGCAAAAAAATCTGCCACAGCTACAGAGAAATCAGCCGACACGGCAATGCAGGCGGCAAGTCGTGCTGAAACCGCAAAGACATCTGCTGAAACGTCCGCAACACAGGCAGACACCGCCATGCAGGGTGCAGAAACCGCACGTGCTGAGGCAGTCAAATCTCAGAATAGTGCCAAGGTATCAGCAGCGCAAGCGTCTGCATCGGCACAGCAGACCACAGCCGACAAGAACATAACAGCAGGCTATGCTAAAACTGCCAAGACCAATGCTGACAGCACAGCAGCCGACAGACAAGCGGTGCAGGATATGGCAACGCAGGTAACAGCCGACAAGGCTACAGTGGCAGAAAATGCCGCTAAGGTCGCAGAGGATAGAACAGCGGCTGAAACTGCCGCACAGACAGCACAATCCATAGCTGATAGTCTGCCAGACGATTATGTAACGGCTGTCGGAAAGATAGCCGAGAATACTGCTGAAATAGCAAACGTGAAGCTAACCGACAAGGAACTGCAACGTAGGGTAAATGCGTTGTATGACATAGGTCAGGGTGTGACACATAAATTTGAAACCGATACGGATACGGCATACGTTAAGACTATTCCTACGGGCGGTAAGCTGATGAGCGTGAAGTCAATAGGCGGTCATTCTGAGGTCATTGACGGGGAAATTGTTAGTGCTGGGGTGACAGAGGTTGTGGAGCAGGGACAAAATTTGTTTGATGTTGAAAAATGTGCAGCATTAGGTCTGTATTACGGTTTTGAAATTGACACAAATAAAACACTACAAATAGCCCTGAAAGACGGAAAAACGTGTCCGACAAATGTGTCGTTTGGAATTGTGTATGTTCATGGCAACACAATGGCAAACTGGCTGATTACATCGAATGGTGTCAGAGAAACTATAACAAATTCTAGGGATATGACCGATTCAACACAAATTATGGTGGCATGTTATCCAGGTAACAAAGAAACCATGCAATCAATAGCTGACGCATTTGATATAATGCTTGTGGATGGTATATACAAATCAGATACCATGCCAGCCTACGCCCCCTACCACAGCAACGTTTACCCAATCCCAGAAACCATTAGGGCACTGCCTGGCTACGGCTGGAGTGCAGGAACGGCACGAAACTACGTTGATTATGAGAATAAACGATACGTTCAGTGCGTGAGCAGCGTTGATTTGGGGACGCTGGCATGGTCATATCGACCCGAACAGCAACGATTCTATGCGATTGCTGATAGTATAACAGGAAAATTTTCTGAATCGTTCGGAATCGTTCCAAATATAATCGTTGCAAAATACGATGCAGTTTGTTTTAATGATATAACAACTAAAACCGATAATATGAAGGTTTCTGCAGTAAAAACAATAAATGATTATATAACTATACGGAACACCGCCTACACCGATGCCACCGCATTCAAACAGGCAATGCAGGGTGTTACCCTGTACTACGAGCTAGCAACACCAATCGTCACCGATATTTCAAACCTGATTGACGACGACTTCCTGCGAAACGTAGAAGTCGAAGCAATGGGTAGTGTAACGTTCAAGGGTGGTAATGACGATTACAGAATACCAGTGCCAAGCGAAGAAGAGTATATCGTGAAACTATCAGAAGTGGGAGGTACAACATGACGAAGTTAGAAAAATCTATGGTTGAGAGCATGGGGCTGACGGAAGATAATTTCAACAAACCAAAGGTCACCGAGATAGACAGGATAAAGGCAAATGTTGATTTTCTGGCTATGTTGAACGGTGTTGAGTTGGAGGTGAGCGGCGATGAGTAAAAACTACGCAAAGGTCAAGAGATACTATGACAGCCGTTTGTGGTCGGTTGCTATGGTGCACACCGCCGTCGGCAAGTGGATCACGGCTGAGGAGTATACAACAATCACGGGACAAACATACGAAAGCGAGGAACAGTAATGAAAGAAAACACAGCAAAAATCATCATATCAGCAATAGCCGCAGGGCTGTCAGCGTATTTCCGTGTCATGGCGATACCTATAGTCATTCTGGTTCTTGTGATGATCATTGACTACATTACAGGAATGTGGAAAGCATGGAACAGGGGCGAACTTTCAAGCCGTGTCGGTCTTAAAGGGCTTTTCAAGAAAGTTGGGTACATATTTGTGGTGGCGGTGTCAGGCGTACTCGATTGGCTCTTTATCTCAGGACTTTCACAGATAGGCATTGAGGTAAACGTCAGCTTTTACTTCGGTCTTATCGTGACGATATGGTTTATCATCAATGAATGTATTTCTATCTTGGAAAATCTTGCGGTGATAGGTATACCATTGCCGTCATTCTTGGTGAAGATAGTACACAAGCTTAAAATCACAGTTGAAAGCAAAGTGGATACAAACGAAAGTGAGGAATAGAAAATGACATATGATGAGTTTATCAAGAAGCACAATGGCGTAGCTGTTAACTATGACGGCGCAGCAGGCAAACAGTGTGTAGACCTTGCAACGGCATATTTCAACGAGGTCTTCGGCTCAGGTATCAAGAATTTCTGGTATGACGCTCACCATTTTTGGGATTTATTCGATAAGAACACTTGGCTGAAAGCAAATTTCACAAAGGTAAAGAACACACCAAGTTTCGTGCCGAAAAAGGGCGATGTAGCGATATGGTCAGGCACGTTGAATGGCGGCTGGGGTCACATAGCAATCTGCACTGGTGAGGGCAACACGAATTATTTTTATTCGTATGACCAAAACTGGAGTGGAAAAGCCTGCACTAAGGTCAAGCATACTTATGACCACATTGCAGGCTTCCTGAGACCAAAAAAACAGAGCAAGATAAGTGCGAAAGTGCTTGACAAGACAGGTTACAAGCAGGGCAACAAAACAAACGGTGTGCTTGCGCTCAAGGAGCTGCTGATTCTTGCAAAGGCGGTCAAGCTTCACAACGTAGGTATGGATAAGAACGGTACATACGGAAAAGGTACTGCAAAGGCAGTTAATACCCTGCTGAAAAAGTGGGGGTACAGCGAGAATGGCATTGCAGGCGTGAACTTCATCAAGAAGCTCAGCGACGAGATTACAAAGAAGATTAAGTAGGTAGAATTTCAGCCGTCTCGGACTTTTATGGGTCTGAGGCGGCTGTTTTTTTGTTCTTAAGGAATAAATGCCATTATTTTTTTCATATTATTTTAATAAAACCTATTGACAAACGATTCAACCAATGATATTATATATAATATCATATTGAGCTTTTGAGGCGGTGCTTGTAATTTGTCAAAAATTGATAAGGCAATGAAAAAGTTTTATAATAAACCTATACCTAATGATATAACGTTCGATGAAGTAGTTAGTGTAATGACGCATTTCGGTTGTATTTTAGATAGTGGTGGAAATCATCCCAAAATTGTTTATCCTAAATTAGGTTATGTAATACCCGTTCCAAAACACGGAAAATGTGTTGGCGAGGTTTACATAAAGCAGTTGAAGGATTTGCTTGATATGATAAGGGAGGAATTAACATGAGATATGGATTTGATGTTCAAAAAATGGAAGTTGAGGGGCACGAGTTCTATTGTATTAAGAGCAAATGCTTAAAAGGTTGCGTGGCTCAAGGCGAAACTGTAGATGAAGCATTAAAGCTTTTTGAAGAATTGGAGCAGGAGTGCATTAAAACTTCAAAAAAGTATGGCATACCAATTCCAGAAGAAATCGTTACTAAAAATATTGAATATAGCGGCAAAATTTTACTGAGAATACCAAAGTCTTTGCATCGTGAAATTGCTGAACTTTCAATTATTGAGGGCGTTAGCATTAACCAATGTATCAACTTGGCTCTTAGTAAATTTGTAGGAAAAGCAAGCGGATTTAGTGAGTGTTTAAAAATGTATTCTCCGGTACTTTCCGTAGGTTGTAAGGCCGCCAATATAGAAAGAGCTTTTGAAAAAGTTAACACAAGTAGATCAATGGTTGGTCATAGAACTTTTTTGTCATATAACGGAGGTGTATTTAATGGTTTTACAGGAAATTATAAGCAATCCGCAGCTGTCTCTCAAAAAAATTGAATATAAGTCCTTACCAACAGATACTGAAAATGATGAATTAAATGTTGATGTAGCAGATAATTTTCATTCTAAACTCAGTAAATCAGGTGATAAATTATTAGTTGTATTTTCCAGAAATATTTCAATGAATCCACCGCAGCTTTTTGCTATTACAGTTGAATATTTAGTTTCATGGGATATTAAAGAAGAAAATTTTCCGCAATTAGTTGAAAAAATCGATAATTGGAATAACGAGGAAATTAATACTTTATGTTTTACTTCAATCGCAGAATCTGTTTTTGTTATTTCACAATTAACGAAAGCGGCATTTATGCCACCGCTACTAACACCATGTGAATTTGTTGATTCGACTGATGTTACGGATGATGAAGCTTGA